AGCGGTAGTTGTTACGGAACCGATGTTACGGTTACCAAAAAATTTCTTATTTAAAGGACGTCCCATTTTGTTTTCTCCTTAGTGAAAAACGGCGTTCTAGGCCGTACGCGGTTGGATTTCCGCATAAAATCCACCCTGTGTGGATTGTACCATGTATTTATGCGTAGGTGATTCTTATGTTGGCTTGCGACAAATATGCAATATCTCTGTGCGGATACACAGGATTGCTTTTGAAGCTGATTACAATGCCAAACGTAGGATCTGCTAAATTGGCGGAGGTAAGGGCAGTTCCCCATAAATTGTCAACACCTCCGTATATGTTTATGTCTCCAACAGGATCCAACGGCGTTGTGAAATCTCCAGTGTACATATCACTTTGTACGGGATTCACATTGCTGGCCAAATTATCGCCAATCACAGCACCGTTGAGTGTTAGTTGTATGATTAAATCTTCAATTCTTGCAGCACGTTGTATATTGATTTGACATTCTATTCCCACAACAGGTCTAACACTGCTGGGTATATTGTATCCAGTACACCACAGTTGACTTGTGTTGCTTAAAAACTTTTCCATCCAAAATCCACTAATAGTGTACAGTGATTTTTTACTGGTGGCAATTGCATTGTCAGATAGCACAGAAGCATTAAAGTCCCAATCTATTGAGTTGTAACCAGTCACTTGGTTAGCAATATTCACATTAGATAAAGTGTGCGGACTGTAAAAAGTTGTAGTGGTCATCTTATATTTACCCAAACAAAAAGGCATCCGAAGATGCCTTTTCTATTTTACAAACTTTGGGTTTGAATTAGCTGAACTTAACGTTACCGTTAGTAATAGCAACTAGACCCAAGTAGTCAGCAGCATTGCCCAAGCTGGATGCTGTGTTTGACAACTCAACATAACCATAACGTGTCATGAATGACACGACTGGTTCAAATGTTGATGGATCAAGAACAACACCACTGCTCATCAATGGAATGTATGGGCAATAGAATGCTGGTGCATCGCTCTCGCTGGATCCTTTGTAACCGATTAGGATACTTGCAGAATCTTGAGCGTAGCTGTTTACATAAATCTTCATAGCGCCATTCAATGTACCAACAAACTTGGTGTTTGTAGGAGCTTCGAAAGTGCCTTCTGTTGTACGAGCAAATGCGCTAGTAGTAGCAGACTGAAGAATTGTCAATGCAAATGGGCTAACAACGGCGTAGTTACCAGCACCACGACGTGTACGTTGAGCGATCAAGTTGCTTACGCGATTGATCTGAACAGCCAATGCAGCATGCTCGTCACCAACGAATGTAGCTGTACCAGATACAGCAGCTTGGTCATAAGTCTGAGTAGCTGTGCCAGCCAAACTTGTCAACGAAGCAATGATTTCCTGGTCAATTTCAGCTGTGATTTCTTGTGCCAACGCAGCCATAACTTCTGCTTCAACGTCAATGCCTTGTTGGGCTTGTGCGTCTTGAGCAGCTTCAAACGTCCAGCGAGCTGACAATTTACGTGTCTTGGCTTCAACTGTTTGTTTCAAGATTTGAATGCTCATTCTGTTACCAGCACGACCTTCTAAAGTAGCTGTTGAAGCTGCCTTAGCGGTAGAACTTTCGTTTCCTGAATAAGCTTCAGCAATCTTGAATGGGCTCAATGCCTCTTCACCAGCTAATACTCCAGCACCTGATGAGCTATCTGCATAGCGAACACGCAATGTGTGGATTTGACCGACTGGACCAGTCATTGGTTGTACGCCAACTAACTCGTTAGCAATAACGGTTGGCATAACGCGGCGGATCACTGGAAGGATCACGCGATTTAGTGTTGCGACGTTACCGGCAGAAGTGGCACCAGTTGTTGGACTTTCCATCAAATACTTGCGAGTATTCTCAAGGGTTACACCCATTACTGATTTTTTTGTGCCTTGTAAGCCTTCTAATAGGGCTTCTTTAGTTTCTGCCCAACGTCCATTAAGTAGTTCTGACATTTAAATTTCTCCTTAAAATTTTAGTCCAGCAAGACGACGGATATCAACGATATTGTTGTCTGCCTCGCTGCTACGGTTGGTGTTGGAAATTACTTTATTTCCGGTTATTTCTTTAGCCTCTACTAGTGCCTGTTTCTTCTGCGGAGCCTTACCATTGATTACCGATGGTAAGTATTTTTCAAAACTTTCGTTTAGACGTTCTGTTTTCACAGTCTCCATCAACTCACCCATGATTGATTTTTGCTCTGTGTTTAGCGGAGCAAGTAATTCTGTCATGATTGCTTTTCTTGTTTGACTCTCTTTAAGAGTACGGATTTCAGCTTGTTTACTTTCTAAAATTTGTTCAGCTTGAACAACAGCCTGCGCTGCTTCTTTCATTGCCAAATCTTTCAAGTCTATGACTTTGAGTAATTTTGCTGTTTCCGATTTTTCATTTAGGTAGCTGGTTTGATACTCGGCGCTAAATGCTTCGAATAACTTGCGGCCAAAATCTGCACGGCGAGCTGCTTCGATGTCTTCCTTCAATGCGTGTATCTCTGAATGTAAATTCTGAGTCACAATTGATTCCACCATCGTTGCTGCACGTTGTACAAATTGTTGTTTTACCTTCTTGATTTCTTGACGACCTTCACGAACTAGACGAACTTTCGTTTCAGCTAGATCCTGCTTGTCTTTGTAAAACTCTGTAATTTCTTGAGCTAGAGCCTCAACTACGAATTTTTCCAGTGTACCAAATTTACTTGCCATTTGAACTTGATCTTCATGCAATTCTTTAACTTCTGAAACCAACTGACGTGTAACAAATTTCTCCATTACAAATGCATTTTGCTTCATAGCTGTGGCATATTTGACTTTCATTTCTGCCAATTGCTTGCGATCGTCGGCAAACTCAACAATCTCAGCAGCTAGTTGTTCAGAGATCATGCGATCTACAGCTTCAACCATTGTGTTCTTGTCATGTTCGTATTTTTGTGCAAACTCTTCACGTAATTGTTGAGCGGCTTGTTCACGAGCTTCGTTCACACGACTCTCGAAAGCCATCTCGATTGACTCTTTGATCTCCTCAGAAATCACATTATTTTCAAATAAACTTTTTAGTGCATCCAACATGTGATTCTCCTTATTATTGGAGTCGGCTTATTATTGATAATAAGCTCTCTTTGAGATATTTCTGTGCTTTAGGATCGCCCTTAACCTCTTGCGCTATGCGTAAGGCACTTAATCCGCCTCGATTATTCATCAAGTGTTCATAAATTGGTGTAGGGTATGCTCCAGGAGCACTAGGTTGAGCTACCATATCTACTGTGATAATCTCAAAATCTGATACTTCACCGGAACCGTCATCTTTGACGTTCCCGGATCCGCGACTTGAAACACCTAACTTGACTCCGCTTTCCAGCATAGTCTTGATAAGTTGTCCCATAGGGGTTGGCAAAACTTTCAGTTTGCCGTAACCATTAGGACCATCCATCCACATATTGACCATCATGTGACTGACTCTGTCCAGGTTAATTTTTAGATCATCTGGATGATCCACTTCTCCGAGAACTGAATAACCGTTTTGAATCTGATCGTTTAGGGTTTTGACAGCCTTGCCAATCTCATTCACAGGGTAAACACGCTGGTTAGCGTTGCGTATACCGCCCTGGATGCAAATCCCGGACATGTATAAACTTTTCCCGTCTTTGTCATCAGACTCAACGATCATTTTTGCTTCGTTGAAACTGAGATTCTCTCGGAGGTATAAAGACTTCATTTAATGTAGTCTCTGTATTATCTTACTTTAGTGCTGATTAAACTTTTCTTGTTATCAGCTGTTTCGCCTTTGCCTTTGCTTTCAGGTCCGTGTCCAGGTTCTTTCTTCTTGAACGCTGACTTGCCTGCACTGGCTCCTGGCTTGTTGATGTTGCCGCCGTCTTGCATTGCAGTAGTGGGCTTCAACAATCCACCCTGTGTGCCGCCTTTCTCTGTGGAGAATGACTTGGCAATATTGGCGCTTGATCCGCCCATGTTGTTCTTACCAGCCACAGCTGAACGTGTGTTAACACCGTTGTCACCGTGCTTTGGCAAAGAAACTTTGTTTACATATTCATTTACATGGTGGTGAACGTGATGCATTTCTTGCACTTCTGGTTCTGGATGCGGATCAGGCTCGCCTGTTGGCTCAACCACTAGATTT